CATAAAACTTATTGCGAACCACCCTGTTTTAAAGCAAACCATTCTTGACATAATGCAAATGAAAAAAGAACAAGGAGATAATACTCCTCTTTTTGTTGCTCCCAAGAATGAAGAAAGACCTGACAAGAACTGGACTATTGGTGTGAATATCCCTCAAGAAGCCAATGGTTGGTATAGTCAAGCTGCTTTCGGTGCTACAACAGATGATGGACAAGCTACAGGTGGTGTAAATGTTTCATTAAAACCTAACGATGCAAGTAAATCATCAACAGGTGGAAGTGGACAACCAGCAATGGGTGGGTATAAAAAACCTTTCCCAAAAACTGGAACTTATGGTAGTTATAAAAGATAGAGCTTAGGCTCTAAAGTTTGTGGCGGAGTTTTAGTCATTACCCTTGACTTTCTTACGTTGTTTTCCTTCGCCACAGACTCCAAACAATATGAATAAGAATAAATTACAGAAACAAATTGGTGGTTCACACTACAAAGATAATTTTAAAATCCAACCTATCGAATATATCCAGGCTAATCGTATGTTATTTGAAGAGGGGTGTGTTGTGAAGTATGTGTCGAGACACTCATTTAAAAATGGTAAAGAGGATATATTAAAAGCCATACAAAATCTAGAATTTATATTAGAAAGAGATTACAATGATTGACAAGTCCACCAAAAAGGTTATAAGAACAAAGTACGGAGATGCAAACTTTAAATATGTAGAAAAGTTTGATTCCGTTAAGAAAGCTGCCGACCCCTCAAATGAGGGAGAGTTAGTAGAAGTCGTGATCGAAGAAATTAAATGGGATCACACAATAGTGAAGGAGGATGCTGATGGAAATCAGAAAGCGTCTGCAGAAACTGATGGACAAACAAAGGAAAAAAAGTGAGTTGTATGTTCAAACAGTACAGAAGGCTAACAAATTAAAAGCTGAAAGTTACAGCTTACATTTGGAAGTGACTGAATGCAGAGAGCAATTAATGGCAAATAGATAGTCATTAATTAGATAAGTTAAAACAACAACAAAAGTTGGTAACAACTGAAAGGGTACTATGCACTTAGAAATAATCAATAAGAAAAAGAAACAAATTAAACTTGGCATGAAAGCTATCATGTTTAGAGAACTATCACCAAGAGAACTACAGATATATAGAACAGGATTTAAGAATGGTTACAGGTTAGCTGAAACGCATTTAGTTTTTAAAAGCCAGGCACTTGCAGACAAACTACAAATGAAAGAAGATCGAGATAGAATTAGAAAGCAAGTCGAGTACAAGCACCCTGTAGGTTATGAAACTTTTAATAAGATATTATATACTGTCGGTAAACATTATAACATTAGCACCAAAGAAATCATGAGCAGAAGAAGATTGGCTTACATGATTAAACCACGATCAGTTATTATTAATTATATTTTAGAACACTTCCAAATCTCAACACCTAAGTTGGGAATGTTTTTTAATTACGATCACTCAACCATCATTCATTATAGAAGAGCAAAGGTAAGACAAACAGGGATATGGAAACCTTTGGAATATATATGGAAAGATTACGAGATCGTAAAAAAAGAATTAGCTAAGTCCTAGCGTAGTTAGGTTTCTTATCTTGTCTTGTTTTTCTTTCAGCTTTTTGCTTTCTTGATACTGCAGCACGTCTTTGACTAGCTGACATTGATCTAGCTTTTGCAGCAGGTACACACTTAGGATAGTTTTTTCTTGTTTCACCACCGCTACGACCACACTTGGGAAAGCCACCACTTTTTTTTGGATTAGCAATGTCTACCCAATTCGCTTGTACCCATGATCGTAAACCTTTTGACATTATTTTTTCTTACCTGTTTTTTTAGGTTTTATTCTACCTGAACATACACCACTCGCATACATATTAGCGTATGCAGAGGGGTATACTTTAAACTTTCGTTTAGCAGCAGCTTTACCTTTTGCACAAAGTTTAGCCATTACTTTTTCTTCTTTGCTTTAGACTTCATGATCTTTTTTTGTAGTCCTTTAGGTAAAGTCTTTTGTTTAGCTGTAAGTTTACCTTTTGATTTCTTGCCGTACATTGTTATCTCCTCTGTTTAAGTATTTATCGAAACAACTTTCTGTGTTTACACCATAGTGTTCACAAAAATGTTTCTTCTCTGCATTTATAATCCATCCACCTTCATTGCTCAAGAGTTCTCTTTCACATATTGTACATTTTCCACATACTAAAGTTAGATTGCTACGAGACCAGGTTTTTTTCTTTACCATTGTTTAATTGTAATCATTTATGATTACCATTTTTTGCATGACCAATAACGAGCTGTAAATTTATCTGTTGCAGTTTTACAGTTGTGTCTAGCTCTGAAGCTCTTTCTAGCTGCAGGATTAGACTTTCTTATTTTCATATTAGCATCTCCATATCTAATAATCTTTTCTTTGCCATCCTTACAAGCCTTAACAACAAACTTCTTACCACCCTGAACTTGTCGTTTAGGTGCATTGCATTTCATTTTTGCTTTATTTATCGCCATGATGATATTTTATACTCTTTAAAATAATTTACAACTTTCCATTTATCTTTCTTTTTAAAGTTGCCACGTTTAGCATAGTCTGTAGCTTCTTTTTCTGTGTCCCATATCTCATTGGTGAACAGCTCCCACTTATCATTACGCATCCATAATATACAATACACTATTCAGATATTCCCATGAGCCATAGCATCAGAAAAATATAGCAAATGATTTCCATTATTCTAATATAAGTGATTTGATAGATTTAGATCCATCAATATTTGTTTCAAGTTCTGCTTTAGATTTAATACATTTATAATCTATGTTAGCTTTGACTTGTCTTGTGGCTTCACGTTTATGTTTTAAACATACAGACATAGACTCTTGTATTCTGTGTTCCTTAATATCAGGACCAATAAACATAAGTAAAGCTACAATCTCTGCTACCATTAGTGTCCGTTTCCATTTCTAATTAATTTTTCAACATCAACTTGTAGTTTTTGTACTTGTTCTTTTAAGAACTCAATATTAACTTTGTTAGTCATATTTTGTTCTTGGTTTTCAATTAACTTCTCTACATCTTTAAACACAGATTCCAATAACATATATTGTTCTTGGTCTGTAGGTTTCTGTTCTGATTTTTTTAATAAGTCTGCGTTAAATAATTCACGTGAAGTTTCTAAAGATGTAAGTCTAGCAGTAACTTCGGTGTAAGCAAAGACACCCATAGCAACTGCAATAACGATACCAACCATATTTTTAATTGGCATTGCTACTGATGTATTCTCGCTAACTTTCATCTTGGTTCTTCTCCTCCACAAATATAACCTATAACTTTTTTATCTTGGTATTTGTAATAGTAATGATTTGATAGAAGGGTTTTCTTCTTCTTCTCATGTACTGCTACGTTAGTATTAAACCAAGAGCTACAACTTGTAAATATCTCAAATGTATCTAGCTTGATGTCACCACCAAAAGTTAAGTACATCAAGGTAATCATTATGGGTTTCATATATTATTTAGCTTTTTGAAATATAATTTTGACTACTTTATTGCCTACTGTGTGTATGGGGTCTAAATGAATATCTTTAGAACATCCCGTCAATAATATGATAATTAATAAACTAACGACCTTGAGCATTATATTTTTTCCAATTACGTCTTTTATGTTTATTCATAGATGACGTTTTAGGTCGTCTACCCAAGCTAGTACTTTTTGCTATTCTTTCGTGTGGTTGTTTTTCTAGATTTAATTTTCTTTTTGCCATACTTGCCTATTTGTTGAGATAATAAACTTACCTTTTTACTGTACTGTTGCGTGAAAGCATTTTTAATTGTCATTTGCCACTAAAGTTTTTAATCTCACTAGCTTTAATACCATAGATTGCAGCAACAACGGACACCCAAAGTCCAACCAACCACCAAGGCATAGATTGTAGTTTCTCAAAGAATAAATCCATCTTTCTTTCAATCTCTGGATCATCTGTAAATACAGAGTAAGCTAACATGAAGATGGGAGTTGATAATACAATCAGAACGAACTCATCTTTCCAGTCTCCCTTCTGATGCTCGAATACTTTACCTGAAAATTCTATCTCCCCCCGTCTCATCTTCTCTGCGTGAAGTAGTTTAGCTCCTGATAGAGCTTCTTTTGTTTTTTGTTTATCTTGATAAAGTTTGGCAGCTGTCTTGACTCCCATGCCTAATAAATTTAACCACATTATTCTACTACCTTACCATCTTTCCACTTCATATCTGGTAATCCATTCTCATAGGTCTTACCATCATAAGTTAATATTTGTTTTCTGTTATTACCTTTTTCATTATAACTACAATGAATCCAACCTGCAGCTGGATCATCTTTCTTGTAGTATTCAAGGATGAGTTGGTCAAAGTCGCAGTTATTATAAATCCAATAAGCTACTTTTACATTGGGTACTCCAGGTATTTCAAAATCTGCTGCCTGTCCCTTTGCGTGTTGGCTCGTTTTTTTACTACCAATAGCTTCGCAAAGTTCTTCACTTCTATAACCTGAGCTTATTCTAACTGGCTTGTCAAATTTGTTTCTTATAGGTTCTAAGACACAGTAGCATAAATCTTCTAAATTTTTTATATCACCTGCTCCTGGGGTATTATCAATACCTTTACGTTGAGCCGTCATAGACTTGGTAAACTCTTCTAATGTAAAATGCTTCGATAGTTTCATTTGTTGTAATATATTTTGACCTTTAATTTTTTTTGTTCAGATGTCAAGGGTCTATTTATTAGTGTTCCTGCTCTTCTTTTGTACATATCTTTGGGGGTATATTCTGATTTTCTATAATTTGCACTCTTCACATCATAGGCTTGATACTCACCTGTGGTTATATCTAGGACTACCATGTCGATTGGTCCTTTACCCATAGCAGGTACGAATACAATCTTGTTGGGGTCTTTGGCAAATTCAGCTTGAGCAATGAGTTCATTGTA